TTTTGATGTTTATATTTGATTTTCAATGAACTCTGTAATGAGTTCAAATACAGAACGATCGGTGCTGTCGGTAAAGTAATCCGCCTTTACAAAAGGCAAAACCTTACGCATGTACTCTTCGTTATTGACTAGATTCCTGAGAATCGTTACTTCTAGTCTGTTCATAATGGTCAATTGCTTCCTTCAAAACATCATTAATTATAAGCTCTATTGTTTTGTTAAATAGATCACCTGTAGTATCTAAATTAGGAAAGTTATCTTTATTAATAACGTGAAAATTAAGATCAACCGTCCCATCATCTTTTTTAGAAAATTCTAGCGACTCTATCTGTACTACTAACCCAGAAAATTCACCATCTATAATTTCTACACCCCAGTCTTCGTTACCAGTAAACCAGGGTTTATAAAGATCATTCCTCAGCACTTGCATATTCAGTCTCCAGATCTTCATCACTCATATCTTTACCCATTAAATCAGAACCAGATATTTGATATGTCTTATTAATGTACTCTTGAAAAGATTTAGAGCCTAGAATAGGGAGCCAGAAGTCTTTCGTATAGGTATCCTTAGCCCTAAATTTTTGATCTTCACCTACTCTTGAATACCATCCATTGGACGGCTTAACGACATATCCTCCTTCGAGTGCCACATCAAGTAAACCTGACCACTTGCTGATACCACCTTCGAATGATACTTCAATAGGTATTTTTGACTTCTCTCTAACATGACGAGATTTCTCTACGTTAATGATAAAGTTATAACCGGTAAGTTCAGAGCCATCTTTTTCTTGTTGACGACCAATAATATAAATGTTATCAGCTGAATAATAGACCCCGGTACCCCCAGATACAATATCTTTAGGAAACATTCCAATTTCCTTATACGTATGATTAACTACAATCATTGGAATGTCTTTTAACGTTAGATGTGGTGTTACCATTCGGAAGAGAGACTTAAGCTGCTTGGCCCTAGACATATCTGCCACCGATTTACCATCTAAAGCATCCTCTACTTCTTTACGTGAAGCTAAATTCCCAACCGAGTCCACAATAACAATAACATGCTCACCACGCTCAATATTGTTAAGCTGAGCCATACTATCGTGTTTAAGTTGCTCAATGTCAGTGATCGGAGTATGTACAACTTTTTTAGTATCGATACCAAACGAAGTGAAATAAGACTGAGGAGAGCCAAACTCAGAATCGTAAAAAAGAACAACGCCGTCTTCATATTTGTCCAAATAAGATTTAGCTAGTAGTAAAGCAAAAGCAGTTTTAAAATGCTTAGAAGGTCCAGCAAATACTGTTAGACCGGGTGTGAGCCCACCGTCAAGTTTGCCCGATAGAGCTACATTAACCATAGGAACCGGGGTCTGGATTACGTCTTTAGCGTTAAAGAACTTTGACTCAGCTAAAATCTCAGTGTCTTTAATAGTAGAATTTTTTTTCAATTTAAACAATAATGCAGACATAGTTTCTCCTAATAATATCTACTATTATACATTAACCAAAAATACTAGGCAATATTACTGGCACCAACTTTGCTTGGCTTCGCCGTAGTATTCTCTAGCATACCCATTTTGAATAAGCATGGTTCGTAAAGATTTACCATCCAAAATAATATCGCCTAGTACTCTACCACCAAATTTATCCCAATCAATGAGATAGACCTGTCGCTTGCTAGACTGACTAACGGCTTGAGTTGTAAATTTTGTGGCGGCTTGGCCTCGTGCGTCTTCCTGGGGGCACTGGGCTCTATGCCCTTTTTCAGGGGTGTCAACTCCAAAGACTCTAACGGCAAGTTCTTTAGGTAAGGGATCAGGTAGCCACGGGGCCCGAAAGGCTACTGTATCGCCGTCTTTCACTCTTGTGATCTCGACGTCGTACAGTACTCCTGGTTTTTGTTTTTGAGCGAACACCGGGGAAGTAAAACCAACTAATAATGCTAAGGTTAAAATGTATTTCATCCGAATAATCCTTCTAATGTGGCTTGTTCTTTTAATTGCCACCCAATACAGCTAAGTAGTGAATTAAGTGGTTCGAGAAACGACTTTTGAAACATCATGTCATAATCTACATAGTCGTGAATTTTAAATTCTACTGGTAAAGAGTCATTAAAGGTTATAACGTGTGTGCCTAGCGGATTAGGTTCGCGTAGATATAAGAACTTAATCTTATCCCCTTCTTGAATAAATTGATATCTCTTATCTAGCTCTTTACTCTTTACCAAATGATTATATATGAGTGCACCCCTCACATGAATTGGAGTACCTTTGCGAAATATAGAATTTGAGTCGCTGTATTCTTTAACCCCGTTAACACTTCTAGGAAATGCGATCTCTTCGGGATCAAGTTTATTCCATTTAAGTTCCAAATCGGCAACATATTTTTTTATCGTCTCTTCATCTTTCGTAAGAGCGATAGTAACAGCCTCTTTAAGAGCCTTACGAACAGGGGCTGGAGTAGATGACCGAACAATCTCCATACCAAGAACTTTAAGCTTGGGAGGATCATAGGATACACCTTCGGCGTTATAAACGTTTAGCGCATACCTTTTCTTCGCGATCCAGATACCCCGGTCTGCAATGACTTCTCTTTTGAACTTAATTTTTGGGGAGTAGACGTTGAGATATTGGCTGAGATCTTCGCAGGCTGTGTTGATGGTTGGTTCGATGTCCTTGGAGCATAGGTTGTCAAGGAATCCCACAACTTCGGATTTCGATCCATTTTTACACTCATTATCGACAACCCTACCCAGAGTAATATAGGTAGAGTCAGTATCAGAATAAAAACTATAGTCGGTTCCATTAGTATTACACCTTTCGTTAATATATTGATTGAGCTTGTTAGCAACCGATCTAATAATTAACTGACCGGTCATAGTGATACCTTCTGCTACCCGGATATCGTAATATCTAAAGTATACGTTACCCATAGCACCGTAAAGAGAGTTCATTAAAATCTTAGCAGCCATTTGCTTGGAATTTAATGTTGCGATATCCTTTAAGTACTTAGGATCTTTTGTCTTTTCATACTCTTTTTGAGCTTTAATCATAGCTTTTTTAGCTTTTTGTCTAGACTCAAAATAAAACTCAATCAGCTCAGGGAAGACTCCTTTTTTGTCCCGTCTAAAACACTGCCCGTTAGCTGTCATAGAATAATCGCTACTAACTAACTTTTCAGTCTTTACATCTCTATCCAGTAGACGTTGAATTGACTTCTCATCATCAGCTAGGTATTTTTCACCATCAATTAGAGTCTCTGGTGACATATTCCATGTCATGATAATAGACGGGTATAGGGAAGTAGCGTCAAAAGATACTACCCAGTCATACTGCCCGGGCTGAGGTTCTTTTACGAATGCACCCATAATTTGACGATCTTTAGATTCATCTACCGGGGGTGGGTTATGAACAATAATATTTTGTTTCTGTAAGTAGTTATAAAGAATACAATCCCAGGTCCTTACAGAAGAATGTATATCCAAAAAGTTACACTTCGCGTCATATGCCATGGTACAAATAAGAACGATTAATTTCATCTTATCTTCTAGACGGTCAACCAAAACTACGTCATGAATATTATAATCGACAAACAGTTCCCAATCGTTAGTATAGAATTCTTTAAACGATGCATAGTTATGCTTGATCTTCTCATCATTCAGTTCTTCTTTGGCAATATTATCCAGCTTATACGACTCTTGAACCTTAAAGGAAAATTTCTTATATAAATCAAGATAGTCTAGAATGGAAATACCTGTCCAGTCAAATGCTAGTTGCGTTCTACCTCTTGCAAAAGGCACCTCGCGGGATGTAATTACACCATGCGGTGAACATTCTTCAAGTGCACGATCTCCAAGAACTCGTTGAATGCGAGATGACAGGTACGCAATATCAAATAGCTGGCAATTCCACCCCGTAATAATGTCAGGATAATCACTCTTTATATGTTTGATGAATTTACGTAGAAGATCCATCTCATCGTCACATTTTACATATGTAACGTTATCTTTTTTTGGAAGGTAAGCCTTACATCCAAAAGAGGTAATTTCTTTTGTATTGTAATCCTGAATAGTAATAAGAAGAACTTCTTCTTGAGCTTGTCTAGGGTCAGGGAACCCGTACTCCGTAGAGGTCTCAATATCGATAGTCACAATTTTCATCAGTGACATATCGAATTGAATAATATCAGGAAATAATTTGTTTATGAATTGATAGGCAAGGTTAATATTGCCGTAGATCGGAAAGTTTGAAACTTCTTTATATCGGTCAAGAAATTCTTTAGATTCATTAATAGAACTAAATTTGATTTTTTCTAACGGTTCTCCCCATAAAGACTTATACGGGGAGTTCTTATCACCGGTACGAACATAGAAAGTAGGTTGGAAAGGTATCTTTTGACTTACGCGCTTACCATCTTTGAAACCGCGAAAGTAAATATAATTACCACGTTTATAGACATTAGTATAAAAAAGCATGTATCAATTATAGCCTAGAATAATATTACCTGGCAATTCATTTGGATTGGTTGCGGGGGGAGGAGTCGCACCTCCGACCTTCGGATTATGAGCCCGACGCTCTACTACTGCGCTACCCCGCGATAATTTTTTGACTGTCTCCCGGAAAGACTCGGAAGTTATCTTCGACTGAATCGGGTGTTGATACTTCAATTATTGTCCCTGCCTCTACACAAATTAGTTGATGTGGTAGTAATGGCTTATTATGCCAAGTATCACCTGCATTTAATATTTGTTCATGTACTGATGCATCAGAACATTCGATATATTTTACGATAAATTTACCGCTTTGCACATACCACGTTTCGTCTTTAACTGAATGAAAGTGCATAGAAAATCTTGCACCTTCATTAAAGTTAAGCATCTTAGCACAATATTTATCGTTAGTTGCCCAGATAAGTTCCGAACCCCATCCCTTACTAACAAAACCCTCAAGTCGTGACATAATATTCCTCAATCTTAGGTGCATATGTTCCAAAATGCTGAACTGTCACAGCAGCAGCTTTATTAGCTAACGGTATAGCTAAATCTAGTCTTCCGGTGTTAAGATGCCAAAAAACTAGAGCTGCTAAGAAGGTATCCCCGGCGCCACATACATCCGAAACTTCGACCGGTTCGGACTTAAAGGTTTTATCTTTATAAACTGCGCCACCGGGGCCAAGTGTAACAACCGTTTCTTCTGCTACGCTGGTACAGTCGTTTCTTTCTTTTTCATTTATTTTAAAGATACAACCTCTAATATTACCCAGGTCTCTTTTTTTCGTGTCAACATAGATAGGACCGTCAAACAAAGTATGTAGTTCTTCTAACAGCTTTTGAGTAATATATCCTTTATTATAGTCGCTGACTACAACAGCGTCATACATGTTCGGTATTTTAGTTACGAACTGTATTGGTTCTTTTGAATGTTTATCTTTATCGATTCTTAAAATATGGTTCTTTGTTTTTACATCAATAAGTCTAATTTTTGTTGATGGGAAGTCGGTAAGAAGATCAACAGCAATACCATGTGCTTCGAGATTAGCTTTTACATTATAAGCCATGCCAGGCTTTTCTTCGCTGTACAAAAAATTAAAGATAGGTACGGGAGCTTCAGGTGATATTCTCTTTACTACACCGTAATGATATTCGTCCGTACAAGAATCACCGATTAACAATACTTTGTATTTTACTGGTTGTTGAGTATTCTGGAATTCGTTCATAAAAAATTAAATGTCTTGCAAACTCACTACCGATTACTTTTCTATCTTTATAGTCACTGCCTACTACCATTATATAAGGGTTTATTTGCTTAACCCACATACTTAGTTCTATGTCAGAACTGAATATTTCAACCTCATCTACCGATTTGAGGGCGAGCAACATCTCTCTACGCTCCCTCGCGGCATTAATTGGTCTACCCGGCCCTTTAAGACTAGAAACACGGTCGTCACTGTCAATAGCAACAAAAAGACGATCACCCAGAGATTTCGCATAATTAAGTAATCTAATGTGACCGGGATGAAGTATATCAAAAGTACCGTTTACGAAAACTGATTTAACCATGGAAGTTTATTGTTATATTTTTCCAGAGTTTTTTTATTACCCTCTTCAAAAAACTCAGATTGTACCGATCCTTCATTACCACCTAGTCTATAATTTAAGGTGTGTTTACCTGTGCATGTATAATTTTGGTGCTTGAGCTGATCCTTTACAATAGTGTAAAAACGTCTATCTGCGCCCCACCCGTGGTCCCACAAATGGCCGATTTTTCTGATAAATTCTGTTTTAAAACAATAAGAACTTGAGTCAATTAAATAAGCTTGATCATTTACCCAAACCGGCCAACGTCCCAATGATTCGCAATTATCATCACAAATATATGTTTTATCTTTATTAAAAATTTTTCTTAATGAATATGTCCAGTCTAAATTAAACTGTTTTATTTCCTTTATCATAGTTTCAACATGATCAGGTTCAAACCAGTTATCTTGATCTAGGAAAAGCACTACATCGTGATTAACCAGATGACTAAAAGCAGCCATGATACGGTGGCCGTAGAATCCATTACCACCAGTATTAAAAGGCAAATCTGTGCGCTTAATTTTATCACCTACCACGATGCCTCCATCACGCAGAGTAACATCAGTACGGAAAGAGTAATCAGCACCATCCACCACAATAAGGTGATTAACATCTTTATAGGTCTGGTTAATTACGGAATCAATTGCATCTACCAGTTCAGGAGATCCTGTAGTGGGGGTAATAACTAAAGCTTTCAATCCCATAACCCTCTATAGTATTTACCGAAAAGACGAAGCCCGTTATTAATACGCTTGTTATGTGCATCGTGGCCTTCTTTATCATATTTAACTTTATCTGATTGTGCTAGCCAATCTTTGCCTGAGTAATCACATTCTGAGTGATCAAAAAACTTACCTTCATGATCCCATTCACTAAGTTGTTCAAAGGTCCAGATCATTTCATCCATTGCCCAGTCCCAGCGTAGATGCCAATTGTCATCGGTATCCCATTCATTTTCTTTAGGGGGAGCAGAAGTTGACTTAAGGTGTTCAGGTACATCCTCGTCATCTACATTTGGAGAACCATGCTTGGTTTCTTTAAGTTGTTTAAGCATGGGAAGAATGATAGGGGAAAGGGTACTATCCATAGACCAAGTATCCCAGTAATCAATTTTAATATGCTTGACTTCTGGGTGAACAAAATCTAAGAATTTTTGCCAGGCTTTGCAGAGCGGGGTAAGACGATCAGACCACTTTTCAATAATAGGTTCATCATAATCAATCTCACGCCAAAAGAAAACTTTCTCCAGTATAGTATAAGGAGAAAGCCAGTGATTACGGGGCTTGGTCAGATAAATTTTCACGTTTTTCCTTCGATGTATTTCTTAGTACAAGAGCGCCATCCTCTACAGTCATATGTATGTTGTCACCTTCACGCCAATCCTGCTGAATACAGAACTCGGGAGGGAATTGCAGGATACCGTCCCCTGAACCATCTTCTGCTTCTAGAATTTCTGCTGTAAAGCTCTTCATTACAACCTCAATATAAAATGGTGGGCCGTCTAGGAGTCGAACCTAGCACCAATGGATTATGAGTCCACTGCTCTAACCAAGCATGAGCTAACGGCCCGTGTTTTACTTACCAATAGCCCCTAAACAAGCTGGATAATCCATTTTAATGGCTTTTTCAAAATTAGCAAGTGTTGCAGGCCAGTTACCCGTATGGTAGACTGAAATGCCGCCTTTACTGAACCATTGCATTACATTATCTTTTTTATCGTCTACTAAAACGTCTAAACGGTTACACCAGTTTTGTTTGTCTTTACTAAACGGACCAATTTCAACTGGAATACCAGGAAAGTATTTTTCAACCCAGTCCTTTTTATCCTGTTCAGCTTCTGGCATGGTTGTGCGCCGAGGAATTGCAGTTAAAAACCTTAGACCCAGGTCGCATTTACGGGCAACATTCCTTGCCATTATTACTAATTCTACCGATTCAGGAATAAGCGGAAGTTGTGCATAAGCATGATCTTGCTGCTTTAGAATCTCCCACTCTTCATCAGATAAATCTCGACCTTCCCAACTAATAGGCCTACCTAAAAGATCGCTACACCAGGAGTTAAAGTCTGCAACCACACCATCCATATCTAAGTTAATATATCTTTTCATTATGATGTTGCTCTACGAAGAGCGTCTTTTCTCATTAAGAGTTGCCGTTGGGTATTTTCTGGTTTATAAACAAAAATATAATCAACCCCGTCTACTGAGTGTGTCTTGTTGTAATCCAGACACCACCAATTCTCCTGATTCAACGGGTTGACCAGCTTGATTGGTTTTTGAAGGTTCTTTTTCATCTTTTTTACGAAAAATTCTATCCCAGTTATTATTAAATTCGTCTTGTGTAACAGAAAATGGTCTAGGCTTAGATCCCTTGCCGCCATCACTCATTTAGACTCCTGCTAACTGAATACCAGAACCAAAAATACGATTATACTGGTTATATACCTCATCTACTGGTTTTGCTGCCCAAACTACAAATTCTCTAGGTACTGAAATAGTATGGCCCTCGGCATAAAAAGCGTAAGGAATCATTGACATGGAGGGAGTACCATCTGCACGGGATACTACCATTTGAAGAGCACAAGGTTTCTTAATTTCATAATTACCTTTCGTCTCAACATCGCCGATCAGTTCTTCACCGGTTACTAATTTTAAAATCTGAATGGTCATTACATATTCTTTCAATAAAATAAAAAGCAGTATCTTCACAGTAAAAGACCCCGCATCTAGACTCCATTATACACTCGTTCCATAAAAAAATCAATATCTGATCGTCAAAGACACTAGCTTTGATGACCCAATCCCCTCGTCTTACAGGGATTAACGATATTAGTTTCATATTTTATTATTGTAACGCCTTGCTTGATGCTTACGTGCCTCGATCATTCCTTCTAGTAAACTAGAAAGAATTAATTTTCATC